TTGCGGGTATTGATTTAAATCAATATTGGGGAAATCAATCACAATACTTTAATGGAAATCAACAGTTTTTCTGTTTGAAAGGTAGTGATGGTAACACTAAACCTTATGCAGTATTTGATGATTTAACAAATAATATTAAAGTTTTAATTGATAGATGGAGAAGTAAAACAAGTCAAATAACCTCAATAGATGGTAACAGTTTATTTAAATTTTGGTCAATTAATTTTGGTGCTAATACATCACAAGGGAATTCTGTTTATAGTCAATTACAATCCCAACCTGCAACACTATCACAATTAGAAGCTAAAGCACAAAAAGCAATTGATATATGGAAGTCAATGGAACAAATAACCCCTACTCCTACACCAACCCCATCACCAACTCCGTAAGGTTTTTTTAACATACAACGATATTTATATTAAAAATGATATTATGAACACAAAATTAATTTTAGATAACTATTTGGGTAAAAATACCAAAGTTACAGAAAAAGATATGGGTGATGGAACAAAGCAAGTTTGTGACATGGAAACAGGAGACTGTTACACTATAAGAATGAAAGATGGTCTTATTGAAAGAGTTGATAACACCTTACAAAAAAATAAAAAAATTCAAGTTGAAACTACAACTGGAGTTAAACAATTATTAAACGGATAATAAAAAATGAAAGTTGACATAAAAATTATTGAAGAACTTGAAAGATATAGAAAAATAAATAACTATATCACCGAACAAGAAGCCACATTACCTCCTCCACCACCTGCGGGAGATGCGGGAGCATTACCTCCACCACCTGCAGAAGGTGCGGTTCCACCACCACCGCCAGGGGACGCGGGAGCACCACCACCAACAGGTGAAGTACCACCTGTAGGAGAACCTGTTGATACTGCGACAGACCCTGAAGTTGAGAAGGTTGGAGAAACCGATAAAAAAGGAAAAGAAATTGAAGTTACTGACTTGGTAAAATCTCAAAAAAATGTTGAGAAAAAACAAGAAGAATATTTTGATACTTTATTTAACCATTTAAATGATTTAGAAACTAAATTATCTGCGATGGATGAAATCATGAACAAACTAAATGATTTAGAAACTAAAGTTGAAAAATACAGAGTAAAAACACCTGAAGAAAAATTGGAACTACGCAGTTTAGATTCAGGACCTTACAATCAAAAATTAAGTGATTTTTTTGTTGACAAACAAGAAGATATTGAAAAATCAGGAAAAAATGAATATGTTTTAACACAACAAGATGTTGAAAGTTATTCCCCTTCAGATATTAAAAGAAGTTTTAGAGCTTTTGGTGATGAAGAACCTGAAATAGACAACTTTAGAAGATTACAGTAAAATATGGCCTCAATGAGGCCATATTTATTTGACAAACACAAGGCAGACACTTATTATTAGTAAACAATTTAAATCTATATATTATGGCGACAAACAGTTTAGACGCAGTACTAGCACAGTACGAACAAGCAACAAAAGGAGGTTCATCTTCTTCCTCAATGACACAAGATGAAAGAATGAAAAAGTACTTTGCGGCAATCCTCAAAGACAATGAAAAACAAGGTCAAAAACGACTAAGAATCCTTCCAACAAAAGACGGGTCTTCACCATTTAAAGAAGTATGGTTTCATGAAGTACAGGTAGATGGTAAATGGCAAAAATTCTACGACCCAGGAAAAAATGACAATGAACGTTCCCCACTTACAGAAGTTTATGAGGAATTGATGGCTACAGGTAAAGAAAGTGACAAGAAATTGGCGGCTACTTATAAACCTCGTAAATTCTATATTGTTAAAGTTGTCGATAGAGATAACGAACAAGACGGTGTTAAATTTTGGAGATTCAAACACAATTACAAAAACGAGGGTATCTTGGATAAGATTATCCCAATTTGGAGAGCGAAAGGTGACATCACAGACCCTGAAAAAGGACGTGATATCATTTTGGAACTCACTAAGGCAAAAACTCCTACAGGAGCGGTATACACTGTAATTCAAACAGTTATGTATGATGACCCAGCTCCAATTCATGAAGACAAAGAAACTGCGAATACTTGGGTTAATGATGAATTAACATGGGAAGACGTTTATTCTAAAAAACCTGTAGAATATCTTGAAGCAATCGCAAGAGGTGAAACACCTAAATGGGATAGCGAAAAGGGTGGTTATGTTTATAGTAACTCTGAAGAGTCTGAAGTTAGTATAGGTGGTAAAAAAGAAACCTATGTTGACCCACAGGCTAATGATGACGCGGATGACGATATGCCATTCTAAATTCATTTGAACTTGGACACATACTTAGACAAAGTGTCCAAGTTCTATTTTTTTAATCAAAAATTTTAATTTATATGAACAAAGAAAATAAAGTTACACAGAAAATGTACGAAGCTTTATGTAAAAAATATGAAGCGGAAATGGCTGATGCAGAATCTTCTTTACTTGTTTATTTTACTTCACCTGTTGGAATTGGAGAGCATCCACAACATATTGAAGAAATGGATAAATTGGTAGATAAAATTGCGGGGGCTAAAGACAAATTAGAAACTATTAAAGAATTTTATAAATACAATTAATTATGGCAATCAAGAAGAACGACTTTAGTTCTATAAAGAAAAAGTTTTCATCAGACGCAAAATACAAACCACAAAGGTTTTTTGATTTAGGTCCTGATTTTTTGGATGCCGTTGGATTACCAGGACCTGCAATTGGACATTTAAATATGTTCTTAGGTCACTCTGACACAGGAAAAACTACCGCACTAATTAAAACTGCGGTTGATTCACAAAAGAAAGGAATTCTTCCTGTGTTTATCATTACAGAACAAAAATGGTCATTTGAACACTCAAAAATAATGGGGTTTGAATGTGAAGAAGTTGTTGATGAAGAAACAGGTGAATTAACTTGGGACGGGTTTTTCTTATTCAATAACAACTTTGACTATATCGAGCAGATTACTGATTATATAAATAGTTTGTTAGATGCACAAGAAAAAGGTGAATTAGATTATTCACTTTGTATTATGTGGGACTCAGTTGGTTCTGTACCATGTAAAATGACTTACGAAGGTAAAGGAGGTAAACAACACAACGCAAGTACTTTGGCAGATAAGATTGGTATGGGTATTAATCAACGTATTTCAGGTTCACGTAAGGCGGATTCTAAGTATGAAAATACACTTATCATAGTTAACCAACCTTGGGTTGAATTACCTGATAATCCATTTGGACAACCAAAAATTAAAGCTAAAGGTGGTGAAGCAATTTGGTTGAACTCTTCTTTGGTATTTTTATTTGGTAATCAAAAAGGTGCGGGAACAACAAAGATTAGTGCAACAAAAGACAAGAGAACTGTTAAATTTGCTTCAAGAACTAAAATTTCGGTTCTTAAGAATCACATTAACGGACTTGGTTTTGAGGATGGTAAAATAATTGTGACCCCTCATGGGTTTTTACCAGGAAAAGATGCGGCAGAAGAAAAGTCTTCAATTGAAAGATATAAAAGCGAATATGCTGAATATTGGAAAGAGATTATTGGTGTCGACGGAGACTTTGTTTTAAAAACAGAAAAAGAAGAAGTAGAGTAACAAACCGATTTAAACTAATCAAATGATTAAGACGTTACTTGTTGACGGAAACAATCTTCTAAAAATTGGATTTCATGGTGTCAGGGACTTCTTTCATGAAGGAAATCATGTTGGAGGTACTTGGCACTTTTTAAATACTTTAAGACGTTTTATTGAGGAGGAAAACCTTGATAAGGTTGTTGTTTTTTGGGATGGTAACGAAAACTCATTAACACGTAAAATACTTTATCCTCAGTATAAAGAAAAAAGAGTAAGAGAGACAAACGAATTAAAAGAAGATTCCTTCAACTCACAAAAAGAAAGAGTAAAACAATACTTAGAAGAAATGTTTATTAGACAAATAAACATTGAAAATAATGAAGCGGATGATTTAATCGCTTATTACTGTCAAATTGCGGAAAACGAACAAATAACCATTTATTCTGGTGATAGGGATTTAACCCAATTAATTTCTGATAGAGTATCTATCTATTCACCAAATACTAAAAAATTTTATAAAAAAGGTGACAACATTAAGTTGTACGAAATTGAAGTTCCTCACGATAACGTAAAAACATGTAAAATATTAATGGGTGACAAGTCAGATAATATTGACGGAATATATTATTTGGGTGAAAAAACTTTAGTAAAATTATTTCCCGAGTTACTTGACCGACCTGTTAATATAACCGATATTTTACAAAAGGCTAACGAATTGTTTGAAGAAGATAAAAACAATACAGTCTTAAAAAATCTTTTAACAGGTAAAACAAAAACAGGAATTTATGGAGACGAGTTTTTTCAAATCAACGAAAAAATTATAGATTTGTCTAATCCATTAATAACTGAAGAAGGTAGAGAAATAGTTGAGTTATATTATTCGGAAACGTTAGACCCTGATGGTAGAGGACATAGAAACATTATTAGAATGATGATGGAGGACGGTTTCTTCAAATTTTTACCTAAAGGAGATAATAATTGGGTAAATTTTTTAACTCCATTTTTAAAATTAACAAGAAAAGAAAAGAAAAAATTCAAAACAAACAAAAACTAAAATTATGAAAGAACAAGAATCAACAAAGTTGGAATTCCTTATGATGGTTAACGATAATATCATCGTACAAAGATTTTTCAATGTTAGAGACTTTAATCCTGATGCAAAAAACTCTTTAGAATTGTATGAATATCTAAATGAGTTTAAGGAACTATTAGAGTATGATTTGAAGATGAAATCTGTGGATTATATGTTGGCGAATTCCTATGAAATCATGTCCAATCCTGCGGTACTAGATACATCAAATACTGAAGGTCCTGAACACTTTAAAATTTTTATTAAAATAAATGATGTGACAATTTGTCATAGAATGATGGACGCCAAAATATTCCCTCCTAAAATAAGATACACCGTAGACATACGTCCGCACATAAAAACTCTACTTTCGGATTTGACTGACATCTTTTCTTCCAAAAAATTAACATACGAGTACATGGGAATTCCTCTTAAGGCCTAATATTTATAAAAACAATAGAGGAAAAAAATATGGCGACAAACAAAAATTTTGATTATTTAGGTAACACTTTTCAGATTCAATTATTGAATCAAATCATCGTGGACAAAGACTTTTCTAGGTCAATTATCGATGTTATGGACGTGAATTATTTTGATAATAAGTACTTCAAAATAATCACTCAAATGATTAAGGAGTATTATTCAAAATACGAACATACCCCAACGTTCGAAACTTTAGAACAAATAACAAAGTCTGAATTACAACAAGAATTAGCGTCTAAAATAGTTTTAGATACTTTAACTAAAATTAAAGACGCACCAATAGATGGTGGTTCATTTGTTCAAGACAAAGCACTTAAATTTTGTAAACAACAAGAGTTACAAAAAGCAATTACTAAAGCTCAAAAAGTGATTGATGGCGGTGAATTTGAAAACTACGAAACCGTTGAGACTGTTATAAGAGAGGCTTTACAAGTTGGTGAAAGAGAAGACGGAATGTCAGATGTTTTCGCTAATTTAGATGACGTACTGAACGAAGACTTTAGACATCCAATTCCTATGGGAATCCCATCTATTGATAGATTATTGAAAGGTGGATTGGCTAAAGGAGAAATTGGTGTTGTATTAGCTCCAACAG